AAGAATTGAATGGTTTGATACCAGTGCAATTTTTAAGGACTTAAAAAGTTGGTTTGGCAAGGCTCCACCCGAGAAGTTTGATCTTGAAAAGCTGATTGGTCAAAGCTGTCAGATCGTAGTTTCGCACGATGAGAACAATGGAAATGTTTACGCAAACATTCAAAATATTCTCAAGGCCGGTGCGAACAAAGTGAAAGTCGACAAAGACTTCGTCAGGAAATGCAATCGCCCTGGCGCACCGAAACCAGCCGTCGTCGAGTTAGATGCCGACGGAACTCCCGTGCCGTTCTGAGCACTTGGCCGGGGTGGGCAATCCCCACCTCGGCCAGAAAGAATACCAAAATGGAAATCCTAACTTTAGTAGTTCAAATCGTATTCCCCACAACCGCAGTCGTGCTGGCCCTTATGACCATGCGATTGATTAAGGATTGGCGATAATGGCTGCGTTAATTGCCACGGCAAAAACGGAGTCGTCGCACTATTACCTATCGTCGGGTGAGTCGTGCCACGGTGATCTGCGATCCGCCCGGAAGGTAGGGGCGTATCCATCCGTCACTACAATCATATCAGGAGCAGGCCCGCAAAAAACTGGCCTAATGAATTGGCAAGTAGAGCAGGCGATGTCCTCGTCATTAACCTTGCCACACATTGATGGCGAATCGCTGGCCGACTTCGCAAAGCGAGCGGTGCTGGACAGCCGCAAAGAAGTGGAGGCCGCTGCTGCCCGCGGAACTCACATTCATACCCTAGCTGAAATGATAATCAATCGGCAAGAGCCGGGTGAACTGGTCAAAGGCTACGAGGAGCATTATGCAGGGCTAAAAGAATGGCGCGAGTGCTGTGTGACTAAAGTTCATGCCAGTGAGTCAGTTCTAGTCAACGAGGCTGAAGGTTACGCAGGAAGGGTGGATTTGATCGCCCAGATCCACGGCGAGATGGAGGTCATTGATTTTAAGACGAGAAAATTTAAGAAGGACGCAAAAGGTATTTCAAAAGCATCGGGCTATGAAACTGATCTTTTGCAGCTTAGTGCCTACGCGTACGCCTTTACGGACGACGGAATGGCCTGCCGAAACATTCTGATCGATCCAGTCACTGGCCAGTTGCAGGACATTCGGTACACGGCCGAGCAAGTTGCTCAGGCGTTTGAGGCGTTCACGTCCATCTGCAAGGTGTGGCGCTGGCTGAAAAAGTACGACCCGAGGGAGGTGCGTTGTGATTGAGATCCTGCCAGAACAATCTACTAACGAGCAGTTGCTAAACCGCGTGCGCTCGTTGGCCCGCGAGCTGGCGGAGGCGAAGGCAGCACTGGCGGCTGCTGAAGGCCGCGAGAACGATCTGATCGATCGGATTAGGGCAGGGCTATGAGGACGCTGCTTTCAATCCTCGCCCTGCTTGGCTTTACAACGACTAAGCTAAGTAACGCTCTTATCGATCTGCGTCCGATCGCAAAGAAGATCGACGTGAAGAAAATCAAAGTTCGGATCACTGGCTACTGGCCGGGTGAGGACGAGTGGTCGAGCCGCTACCAATCGAGCACTGGCACACGCCTGCGTGCTGGCCGTCACTGCGCCGTCGATCCCGACATCATTCCCCTATGGTCAAAAATCCGCGTGATGGGCGGAAAGCGGGAGTGGGTGGCCGTGGATACGGGCACTGCAGTTAAGAGCAAAAAGGCGAGCGGTGGAAAGTTGCCCGTCGTGGACGTGTTTGCTGCGAGCGAAAAGCAGTTCAACGCGATGCGATTGCCGAAAGTGGCGATGGTGGAGGTGATGAAGTGAGTACAAAAGCCGCCACGTTCGCTTCTAAACGCAATCGAGCCGCTGGCCTTGGCGATACAAGGCCGACGTTTCGCCGCCTAGGCGTAATCGCGGGAATGTTACGCCGAGATCTGACGCTGCCGAGCTGTGCCAGGTTGGGCGTTAAGCTCGAATGTAGCTACAAGACCATCCAGCGGGACATCGATCTGCTGCGTGACTTTTTTGGTTACCCGCTGGAATACGATCGCAATAAGTACGTCTACAAACTGGCGGGGCCGCTGCCCAAGGCGGTGCTGTGAGCCTAACCGATCTTCTCACCATGTTCTCCGCCCGCGTCATCGGTACTTACACGCCGGAGCAGTATGCCGACTGCGTGCGAGAGGCTTGTGCCAATCGCCACAGGTGGGGAATGGGGCAGTGGTGAGTGTTGATTCAAATCATCAGAAGTTTCTGACTCATTTGTCAGATAGTGATGCGGCTAGGCACATTATTGCAAAATACCTTATCCAAAGAGGACATGAGGTAACAATACCTCCGACATCACGAGCTGAAAAAAGAGCAGATTGGCGAAAGCATGCAGACAATGGAGACCTCTATATTAAGCAACGTATCGAAGTCAAAATGCTTGGCTGTGACTTCACAAATAAATCTGATTGGCCATATAGGGACAAATTTATTGTGTGTGCAAAGCACTCGTGGGATATGGCTAATCCTAAGCCATACGGCTATTTTCTTCTTAACAATAAAGCTACCCACTTTGCGTTTGTGTCTAACAACACATCTCCCAAATGGACTTCTGATGTGCGAAAAGACGGTAGATACGATTCTGTGTCGCAAGAATTTTACTTCTGCCCAGTTGAGCTAATTCTTTTTGGAGTAATTCCATCATGTCCGTAAAACGTCTCACCTGGCATCTCGCAGTGCTTGAACGTGCTAAGAAAAATTTGCTGAAAAAGCAGTACGATGCAGTACGCACCCGATTAGATCTGGCCGTTCTTATGGCGACCGAAATGCTGAAGCAGGCCGAGGGATTTAAGGCAAAAGCCATTGAGGCGAAGAAAGCAAAGGAGGGCAAATGAAAGATCTAGGCAAAATTACTTTTGGTAAAGCACGGCCTGCGCCCAAGCAAGTTCTAGTCGACGTAACCTATGACGCTAAGACGGCCAAGGCGTTGCACGCATTTGGGCTAAAGCAGTTAAAGAAAGACCCCGAAGCGGTGATTGAGTACGTGATCGCAAAGGCGTTGGAAGGGTTGGTTAAAAAATGATCGCACCTTTGCCACCCGCAATCGAAGCCATTCACCGCAACGGAGCCGCTGAAGGCGAGAGAAACACGCAGCTTTTTAAGTTAGCATGCCAGTGGCGTGACCAAGGGCTGACGGAGTTCGACGCGACAACCAATGCAGAGGAGTGGGCATTTAAGGTGGGGCTATCGCAGAACGAGGCAGTAAGTGCGGTTAGATCCGCGTTTAGCAAGCCAGCCAGGGAGGCGTGGAAACCAAAGGCCAAGTATGCCTATCAGAACGGGGCGATCGTGCGGGAGGATCTGCCAGTGCCGCCTATGCCGATCAGCGTGGAGAGTGGGCCGGTGGATAAGTTTCTGACTACCTGTTTTGACGTGGGCGATCAGATCAATATATGCCGATCGATTAAGGATAAGGACGGCCGCGAACGGCCGGACGGTGCGGGCGAGACGCGAAGCCGGGAGGAATGGCTAGAACTATTTAAGGCCGACGGGCTGAAGGAGTGGCAAGGCGATGCAGTGGGCGTCTATGTGTCGATAAACGCTAACAACGGAAAGAATCGGAAAGCGGAATCGATCGTGAAGTATCGCCACTGCTTGATTGAGTTCGATGAAAGTACGATGGCTGAACAGTGGGCGATTATTAAACGCAGTGGGTTGCCGACGTCGTCTATTATTAAGAGCGGATCACGAAGCTTGCACGCATGGGTGGAGATTCGGGCAGCCAACGCCAAGGAGTTCGCTGAACGTGTGGATTTTATCTACAAGCACCTAGAGCACAGTAAGCCCGATCCAGCCAACAAGGACGCAGGGAGGTTGTCGCGGTTGCCCGGTGCAATGCGTACTGCCACAGGATTACAGCAGGAGCTGGTCGAGTGTGGCGCACCTACGCTGACCTACATGGAGTGGCAGGAGCGTACGATTTACGGGGATATTCCTGAGCCGTATAGCTGGGAACAGTTAGTAAATTTTAAGGAGGATGCCGACATCACGCAACTGCTCGGCAAGCGTTGGATATGCCGCGGCGGTTCAGCGTTGTGGGTAGGTAGCAGTGGACTTGGAAAGAGCGTGCTGTGCTTACAGGCCGCAATCACCTGGGCGGCCGGGCGTGATCTGTTTGGCATATCGCCACATGGCAAGCCGTTGAAGTCGCTGATCGTGCAGGCTGAGAACGATGAAGGCGACGTGGCAGAAGCGTTGCAGGGCATTCTAAGGGCGTTGGATTTGACCGCAGAGGAGCTGGAACTGGTGAAGCAAAACATCGTAATCGTGCGTGACTGCACGTCCACGGGTGAGCGGTTCGTCGACAGGATGCGTCGCCTAGGTGATAAGCATAAGCCTGATTTAGCCTGGGTAGATCCGTTGCTGGCGTTTATCGGTGGCGACTTATCTAGCCAAGAGACTGCCGGTGGCTTTTTGCGTAATTTGCTTAACCCGCTAGCGTTATCAGGTGGATGGGCGTGGATGTTGATGCACCATACGCCAAAGCCAACACGAGACGGCAGCGGTTACCAAGGGCACGACAAGGCGTACAGCGGATTCGGATCGAGCGAGCTTACGAACTGGGCAAGAGCCGTTTTAATGCTGTCGCCTTGCGGTCAGGATGAGCAAGGAACGTACACATATAAGCTGGAAGTAACCAAGCGCGGAAAGCGGTCAGGCTTGCGTCCTGGCGTTACTGCGAGCGATTTTATAGCCAGCAAGACGCAGCCTTTGGTTCACTTAAAGCATGCCGACCGAGGGATGGCGTGGATTGAGGTAGGGGCGCCTGAAAAGTCGGTTGGCAGAAAGGCTATGTCGATCGATTGGGGCAAGCTACCCGAAGGGGCTAAATACAGCCAAGTGGTCGCATTTGTACAACAAGCCACCGGGTTGCAGGAACGGCAAGCGAAGGCCCGTGTGAAGCAGGCCAAAGAGGACGGTTTAATCGAAGAAACTGAGGCTGGTTTATTCAGCAAAAAGGTGACAAATGAGCCCTTTTAACGTTAGTGCAGTAACCCTTATTGCACTAGTGCAGTATTGCGGAGCATGTAGGTGCAGTAATAAAGGCCCTTTAGGGCCTATTATTGCACTAATGCATTACACCATTTCCATTACTGCACTAACGACTGCACTAGCGAGGTTAATCTAATATGATAGATCAGGA